GATTATCAACCTAGGTGGTTATGGCTCTGGGTCGTGGTCTTCCGATTTGTTTGGGGAAACAGTAACTAATTTTACTGGAACCACAGGCTTAGGTAGCGTTACGACAACAGCCAATGCTACCGCTAGTGTAACAGGACTAGCAGGCACTTCAGCCCTTGGGGATGTTGGCTTTGCTATCTTTGTTAATACTACAGTTACGGGGCTAGCAGGTACAACTGGGTTAGGCACAACAACAGAAGTTATTGCAGGTGGCGGAGCGTCACCAACCGGAGTCAGCGCAACAGGATCTGTAGGATCAGTTGCTACATCGGGTGTATCAACAACTACGGTAAGTGGTGTAGGGGGTACAACTGGACTTGGGTATGTAGAGTATGTAGAAACATGGACTGGCTGGAGTTCTGGACCTTGGGGTCGAGGAACTTGGGGTAGACCGGTTGTTTTAGCAGTAGTAACGGGTGTAAGTGCAACAGGAGCTTTAGGAACTGCTGCTGTAGATGCAGAATCATCACATACAGTTACTGGGGTTGTAGGAACAACAGCGTTAGGCGCAGTATCTACTATTTCAGATTCTGTAGTAGAAGCTGTATTAGGAGACTTTGGTACAACTGATCTTGGCGACGTTACTGTAGAAGCCAAAGCAACAGTATCCCTAACAGGGGTAAGTGCGACAGCTACACCAGGCACTACCACTACTATTACAGAAAATAGAGTTTTACTTTCAGGAGTAGCGGGAACTGGGGCGACTGGATCAGTTAGCATAAGTGGTAAAGCAAATGTAAGTGTAACGGGGGTTAGTGGAACTTGCGAGACTAACGATTTTACTTTAGTATGGGGATTGATAGACACAACTCAAGACCCTAATTGGAAAAGGATAGTAGCATGATAGTTGAAGCAAAAACATTAAAAGATGGTACAATAGTAAATAAATATGAAACGCATTTAGAGTGTTCCAGTTGTGGAATGCATGTAGATGCAGAAGAATACGAATCAGGAATCTGCTCTGATTGTGGTGCCGCATGGAATGGTAAGCAACATACAAAAGTCTATGTCACAAGTGTACCTGCAAGCGGCCAAACAAGTTAATAGGAGATAGACATGGCAAGTACATATTCAGATCTAAAAATTGAACTCATAGCAACCGGAGAGCAGTCTGGAGTATGGGGCAATACAACAAACACAAACTTAGGAACAGCTCTACAAGAAGCCATTACAGGATCGGCTGATGTTACATTTTCTAGTGGTAATGTAACGCTTACTCTGACAGATACAAACGCAGCTCAAGTAGGTAGAAATCTTAGACTTAATCTAACAGGAACTACAGGTGGTGCTAGAGATTTAGTTTTACCAGCTATTGAGAAGTTATACTTAATTAATAACGGTACAGCTGACATCATCACATGTAAAAACGCATCGGGCACAACCGTTGCAGTTCCGGCAGCTACTTCTACATTTATTTACAACACTAGTACTAACGTAGTAGATGCAACTAGCTATTTATCTACCTTATCTTTAGGTTCAGCTTTGGCTGTTACTTCGGGTGGTACAGGATCTACAACTGCTAGCGCAGCGCGTACAGCTTTAGGAACAGCAAAGTCTGGAGCGAACTCTGATATTACCTCTCTTACTGGATTAACTACAGCGTTAACCGTAGCTCAAGGTGGTACAGGAGCGGCGACTCATACAGCAAGCTCGGTATTAATTGGAGAAGGTACAGCAGCTATTTCATCAGTGGCTCCAGGTACTTCAGGAAATGTATTAACTTCTAATGGTTCAGATTGGACATCAGCAGCGGCGGCCGCTTTTGATACAGGTACTAGAATGATATTTGCTCAAAACGCAGCTCCAACTGGATGGTCAAAAGATACAACAAATTATAATCAACATGCAATGAGAATTGTGACTGGAACAGCAGGAGGCACTGCAGGTACAGTAGACTTTAGCTCAGCCTTTACTTCACAAGCGGTAGCAGGTTCAGTTTCTATTACAGGGATTTCCGGTAGTGCAGGTAATACAACGTTGAGTATCCCTCAAATACCGAGCCATACTCACTCTTATACTGCAGCTAGCCCTGGTGGTGCTGGTGGTAAAGGTGGTGGTACCGGTCAAACAAGTTCGAACACAGGGTCAAAAGGTGGAGGCGGATCTCACAATCACCCATTCTCATTTAGTTCAGGTACTGCAACATTTAGTGGAAGTGCGATTGATTTAGCTGTAAAATACTTAGACGTTATAACAGCGACTAAAGACTAATATAGTCGAAAGGATTTAAATGCAACTAGAAAAAGGGACTTTTTGTCCTTTATTGAAGAAAAAATGTATTGGGTTAGAATGTGCTTGGTTTGTTAAAATACAAGGTATTGATAAAAATACTGGTAATCAAGTAGATGAATATAATTGCTCTATAGCGTGGATGCCTATGCTACAAATAGAAAACTCAGGCACTCAAAGAGAAACTGGAGCAGCGGTAGAATCATTCAGAAATGAAATGGTAAAAGCTAATGAGGCAAGTGTTAAAGTATTAGCTGAAAGTGCAAAACAAAATTTATTAGGAGATAAGAAATGAACTTAACAATTGTAGTAGCCGATAATGCTGTTACTAAAGATGGAGTAGGGCATGGTGATTTAGACCTATCTACCTGCGGTATTCCAGCGGATGTATGGGCATTACAATGGAATGGAACTTCGGGACATATTGAATTCTACAGTGATTCCGAAAACACTGAAATAGATGAACTGCCAAGTTGGGGTACAAAAGCAGCTTCTCTTGTTGATTCGATAGTAGTAGCAGATGATGAAGATGAATATACAGGGCAAGACGATCCTGAACTAGATGCTCTTATGGCTGTCTATCCTCCTTTAACTTATGCATATGCAGATATAGTAATATCTAGAACTAGTTCAAATGATTTTACGGTTCAAAAAGTAAGTGGAACTTGGGCTTATAATATGGAAGTGCAGGAAACAACTCCATTTAAACCTATAGGGTTAGCTGTTACTAACGTAGCAGGTAATGGGGCGGCAATATTAAACAAAATGGGATTTCTTGCTGAAGAAGCAGCTAAATATGGGATTCCTATATTTTCAAGTGTTCCTACAGACTTTCCTAATCAAGAGCAAATTGTCCAGTATAACTTGGACCACATGGGACAACTAAAGTATGATTATGAAGATCGTGCATACATGTATACCCCTTGGGATGCCGATAAAGAAAAAATAAAGAAAGAGAAGGATATTAATTTAGATAGAGCAAATGCATTAGACGCAGGATTTGAATGGGAAGGCAACAGATTTGATGCTGACAACTTAAGTAGAACTAATTTAGCTGGGTATGTAGCTATGGTTGATGCAAATATAAATCTACCTGCTAACTTTACGTGGCGTGATATGGACAATAATGATGTACCTATTACTGAAGAAACAATTAAAGCTTTTGCGACTGCAATGAATACATTTATGAATGATTGTTATGTCGCTTCTTGGGACAGGAAAGCTCAATTAGATGCTGCAACTACTATTGAAGAAATACGAGACATTTAAACTAAGTAATAACTTTAAAATAAAAGTAGTACAGGCCTTCGCATATCTAGGAGCAGTTGCCACATTAATTTTTTGGTGGGACACTACTTTGTTTATCCTTGCAATGATATGGGGGTGGCTTCTTACAGGCTTTGGTTCTAGCATGGGACTACACAAAATGTCTGCTCACCGTTCCTTCAAACCAAAAAATAAATTCATAAAAATATTTCTTTTGTTCATGGGTACTATTGTTTCTATGGGTAGTACTATATATTGGTGTGATACTCATAGATTGCATCACGGTACTTCGGACTCTGACAAAGACCCTCACCCACCTAGAGGCTCTTTATGGAATAAAATAAAAATATGGTTTTACTACTTTGAGCCATACAAAATTGAGCCAATGAGAGTAAAAGATTTAATTGCCGATAAACATCATATGTGGTTTCATAAAAATTATTATAAAATAGTTATTGGTTGGATTGTTTTACTTGGTTTGATAGACTTGAAGATAGCTGCTTATTTTTATTGTGTTAGTATGCTTTATGTATTTTTTGGGATTAGTTATATAACAGTTATAGCACATGTTCCTAAACTAGCTGTCAGAGGGTATAGGTTATTTAACTCAACTGATTACACATACAACAGTCAACTTTTTGCGTGGTTATTATGGGGTGAAGGTTATCACAATACTCATCATAGCAATCCCAGACTCTACAATCTAGCATTACTACCTAATGAGTTTGATTACTCCGCTAAAGTTATAGAAATGATAGGAATTCCCTGCGAGCAGAAACCTAAAAAGTTTGATACAATAGTAAGACTCTAAAAACTTATGAAAGGATTGTAATGAACGTAAAAGATACGGTACTAGAAATCATATCTGCTGAAACAAAAACACCTGTAGAAGAAATAGATTTAAAAGCTGATATACGAGATATGGGAATAGATTCTCTAGCTACAGTAGAAATAGTTGTAGAAATAGAAGATCAGTTAGGTATTGAAATTCCTGAAGATAGTGTTACCGAGATTATAATCATTGAGGATATTATAAAACTATGCCAAAAATTGCACTCATAAACCACAGAATTCTTTGGGTTCTTGTACACTCTGCCGCTATAATTTCTATAGTGTTAGCAATATTTTATGGGTACGGGTGGTGGTTATTAGCTGCGTTTCTAATATCTAGAGTATGGATAATAGGTGGTATGAGCATGGGATTGCATAGATACTTTTCTCATAGAAGTTTTACAACCACTCCTTTTAAGCACAAAATAATATTGTTCTTAAGTATAATGGCAGCTCAAGGAAGCCCTTTGGGTTGGGCTACAGTACACAGACACCATCATAAACATTCTGACCGAGAGTTTGATGTGCACTCTCCCAAAGATGGTGCGTGGCATGGAGCACTATGGATGTTAGGGAGCCCTAAAAAATGGAAAGAAAAATTAGGTATGAAGTTCTCAACTGTTGATTTACTTAAAGATAAGTCAGTCGTGTTTGTTGAAAAATACTATTATGTTTTCTGGGCATTTTTAATTACAGTTAGTTTTCTTATTGATTGGAAGATAGGATTATTCCTAGTATTAGCCCCTCCAGGATTAGGTTTTATGTTAGACATGTACTTTGTTAACTACCTTACTCATACTCCACTCTTACCTAAAGGGTATAGAAACTTTGATTCAAACGATACAACTTGGAACTATAACTGGGTTATATGGTTAGGTATTCCTGATGGGCTACACCATAATCATCACACAGAGCCTTGGAAAACAAACGCAGCTATTAAGAAAGGAGAGTATGACGTGACTGGTTGGATTATTGATAATTGGTTTGCTACAAGTCACGCAAGAGATGTTAAACTTAATTAAGAAAAAAGAAACAAGGCTAGTTACTAACGATTTTGCAGACCCCTATATGACTCAATACTCATTGAGTTTTTTTCCTAGACTACGTTTAAATATTATATCTGACGGCGATTTAGAAATGCACACACACCCTTGGGACTTTACGTCTTTAGTGTTATATGGTGGATATAAAGAGACTACACCGAAAGGGTCAAAAACCTACAAAGCAGGATCTATTAATCGATTTAAATGGCATCAGTTCCACTCATTAAAACTACTTAAAAGTAAATGTGTTACAATACTTTTCACCTCTAAACCAAAAGTAAAGAGTATACAGTTTATGGTTAAAGGTAAAATTGTAGATGAGTTCCCATATTACTTATCTAAATGTAAGACAACAGCTCAAAAAAGACAATTAATCAAAGCATATAAGGAGGTACGGTGAAGCTTATAAGAACAACATACTTTCCCTTCATATCAGTTAAGATGCATAATGATGGGCTTCAGACAGACTATATAGCTAGATACTATTTGTGGTTTTGTCAGAGAGTATTTATAAATATTATGAGACGCGGAGAAGATGTATTGCATACTCACCCATGGAACTATGTATCTATAATACTTTGGGGCGGATATAAAGAAACCACTATTGATAAAGACACTGGAGAGTTAGTAACAAAGAAGTACGGACCTGGGTCTATTCTACATCGTAAACACACAGACTATCATTCATTAGAAATGCTTAAGCCTAAATCTATTAGCTTGTTTTTTATATCTAAAATAAAAGTAGACACTAAATGGCGACAAAGTTTTATAGTCAATAATGACCCAAAAAACCCAAGGGTTATGAATGATTTAGAATATCAATTGTATTTATGCAAAACTTCGGCGCAGAAAAAAGAGTTGGTATCAATATACAGAGCTGCTAGAGATGACGTGATGGGGGCAAAATATAATAATCCAGAAGCAAGATATTTTAGAAGAACTAAAAGTAAACTTAAAGACAGCAGAAAAGACGAATATTTTGAAAGGGATATTAAGTGACTATACAATTTGATAGGCTAGATACTATAACTCATGATTGTGCCGAAATATGGAATATAACAGAAGTAGATAATGAAGCTATAGCTGAAGAGACAATGAAATTTGTAGGGCAAGTTCTCAATTCAGATAGTAGAACTACTAGAAGCGAAGACTCTGTTCTTGACGTTACTGCCCCTGCTACTAAATTATTATTTAAAGAAGTTGAAAAAGTTTTAGCTCAAAGAAATTTACAGCGCATACCCGATCAACATTGGGGACAAATTCACAGGCAATACGAATCAACAGAAATGCATGAGCATGCTCCGTGGAACGTTGGTTGGGTATATTATGTTAGGGTTCCTGAAGATAGTGGGCTACTAGTATTTACACAGTTTCAAGGGTGGACTGATAGATATGAGCATACTCATTATCCCGAAGTAGGACAACTTGTACTATTTCCCGGATGGATGATACATAGAGTGACTAAAAACTTTAACAAAATTCCTAGGGTAAGCATTTCAGGAAATGCAAATTATATATGAACAGGCAGCTAGAACAAGATAACTATTTAATTATAGATAACTTTATTTCTCCTGAAAGAGCCTCTGAGTTCTTTGATAGCTACAAGAGTCAAGTAGAACAACACCCTCAACTGTTTGATAAAGACCCTCAATGCCCTTTGTCGTATGCAATGTATAACTTCCGTGATTTTTTAAACCTTCTTTGTGAAAAACTTTCAACAATTAGTGAAATAATGGGAGAAAATATGTTGCCTAGTTATACGTATGCTAGGTTATATACTCATGGAGATGAACTAAAAAAACATAAAGATAGACCTTCATGTGAGATAAGTTTAACTGTTCATTTAGGTGGAGATGCTCCTTGGGATATTTGGATGACCAAACCTAATGCAGAACAAATAGCAATTAATTTAAAACCGGGACAAGCTGTTGTTTATATAGGCACTATTTCAGAACATTGGAGAGATAAATTTAAAGGGCAAGAATATATACAAGTGTTCTTACACTATGTAAGAGGGACAGGGGAGCACTGGGAACATTTTGGTGATAGGATTAACACAGGACTTAATAATGTATAACCTTAAAGATTATATAGTTGTTTTAAAAAATATAGTGCCAGAAGAATTAAGTAATGCTATTTTAGCTGAATATAAAAATGCAGATGATTGGACAAAAGCTATTACAGGATCAGGGGTTCAAAAAAAGATACGCAACTGTGATACGATTGAGTTATCACAAGGCTTTACCATAAAAGACAGCGAAAAACGAGCTAAAATAGATGCAGAGTTATTTCTTTGTGCAGCGAAATGTATAGAACAATATAACCTAAAGTTTGAACACTCCCGTGTAGAAGAAGACACAGGGTATGAACTATTGAGATATAACAAAGGTGAGTTTTATACTCAGCATGTCGATACTTTTATAACTGCGCCTAGATTAGTAAGTTGCTCTTTTCACCTTAATGATGATTACGAAGGCGGAGAGTTTGGGTTTTTTGATAGAGATGTAAAGATTAAAGCAGATAAAGGAGATGCTGTTATGTTTCCTTCTACCTTTATGTACCCCCATGAAATTATGCCTGTAGCGAAAGGCACTAGATACTCTATAATTACTTGGTTTAGGTAGTTAATGTGTTAAAATAAGGAGATTGTAATAGGAGTAAAAATATGTTATCTATTTTATCAGGAATACTAGGGTTTGCAACATCAGGATTACCTAGCGTATTAAAATTTTTTGAACAAAAAAGCGACCATTCTCATGAGCAACAGATGGCTAAGCTTGAAATACAAAGGACTATGGAGTTAGCAAAAGCAGGCTATGCATCTCAAGAAAAAATTGAAGAGTTTAAAACAGACCAAGTTAGCATGGAAACATATGCTCAAGAAAGAGTGGCTTTATATAAAAACGACGAAAAAGTTGCGGAAGGCGCATCTACTTGGGTTATTAATCTTCGTGCTAGTGTTCGCCCCATTATCACCTATATTTTTGTTACTATTCTTTTGGTGGTCGATTTTGTAGGATTATACTGGGCTATTGCATCTGGGCATAATTATGCGGAAGCTATGCATATTGTGTTTAGTAATGAGGAAATGGCTATACTCGCGTCTATTATTGGTTTTTGGTTCGGATCTAGACATTGGGAAAAATAAGTGAATACATCAGAAAAGGGTATAACCCTTATAAAGTATTTTGAAGGAGTACGTGCTACGCCTTACAGATGCCCTGCGGGCTATTGGACTGTCGGTGTCGGTCATCTTATTAGTTATGATGATAAACTACTCGCTTCATGGGATCGCACTTTTTCAGATGATGAAATAAATAACTTATTAAAGAATGACTTAAAAAAATACGAAAATGGAGTTCTTCGTTTATTACATCCTAAACAACCAAATCAATCTGAGTTTGATGCTTTTGTCAGCTTTAGCTTTAATCTTGGTTTGGGATGCTTTCAACGGAGTACAGTTCGTTCAGCGTTTAAGCGCGGTGATAAAAAAAGAGCTGGTGAAGTTCTTTTAAAGTATTGCTATGCTGGTGGTCGTAAACTTAAAGGATTAATTAGAAGACGAATAGCAGAACATGCACTGTTGATGAACAGGGAATAATAAGATATGGCGTTACGAAAACTTGTATTTAAACCTGGAATCAACCGGGATCAAACTAACTATTCATCTGAAGGTGGGTGGTATTCTGGCGACAAAGTTAGATTTAGACAAGGCTTTCCTGAAAAAATAGGTGGCTGGAATCCAATAAACTTTACTCCCTATGTAGGCACTGCATCTAGTTTACTTTCCTATGGCACATCTGACGACCAAGAAGTTATTGGTATTGGTACTAACGATAAGATGTATGTGCTTACAGGTACTACTTTAGTAGACACTACTCCTCTCCGAGAAACATTTACTAGCTCTACTACCCCCTCCACTGATAATATGTTTACCACTATTGCAGGGTCAAATGTTATAAGATGTACTCTTAATAGCGGGGCTAACGAAGGAGACTACGTTACTTTTAGTGGTGCTGTAGCTATTGGCGGGGTGCCTGCTGAAGATTTAAATAAAGAGTTTAAAATAACTGATGTAGAAACAACAACGTTTAATTTTACTGTAGATACCGCTGCATCAGGAAATGTAGCCGCAGGTGGTGGAGTAGGCATTACAGCAGAATTTCAAGTTCATATTGGGTTCCCAACTGTTACATACGGATATGGCTGGGGAACGGATACTTGGGGCAGACTTACTTTTGGATCGGGGGGTACAGTCCCTATTGCCATACCAGCTCGTACAATATACCAAGACCAATTTAATAATGACATCATCTTTAATATTAAGAACGCAGACATTTATTATTGGGAATATAATGCGTCATTAACTAATAGAAGTGTTCTTTTAAATAGTTTAGTCAATGCTAGGGCAGTTCCTAATAAAACAACTAAATCAATGTTTGCCCCTAGTGGACATTTATTAGCTTTAGGAACTCAAGAATATAGTCGAACATTAGGAGCATCAGTTGCTGTAAGTAGCATAACAGCGGGGGGAACAACAGCAGGTGTTACTACATCAGGAGCACATGGATTAGTTGTAGGAGATTGGGTAAGTTTAGAAGGACAAGCTCCAGCAGTATATCAAGGTGAGTTTCAAGTGCGCACCGTTCCAACAACAACTACATTTACTTATACGGTACCTTATACACCAGCCACTGCAGCAACAACTGCTGGAGTTATGAAAAAAATAGATTACTCTGGAGGTTCGTTTGATGGGCTACTTATTAGATGGGCTAATGTTAATACTGATATAGGTCCTCAACCTGAAGAATGGAAACCAGAAATAACTAACTCTGCAGGGTTTATACGAGTTAAACAAGGATCAGCTATTGTTACTGGGTTTATAACACGACAAGAAGTTTTAGTATGGACTGAAACAGCGTTAACTACACTTCAATTTACAGGTACGACAGAAGTGTTTTCTCAAAAT